GTTCTATGTCGATCATGCCGTCGCCCAGCATGGCCTTACAGTAGTCGAAAACCTGTTGTTTTGCTTGATCAGTTGTGCTCATACTCTTATTTATTGCAGCGGTAAATATATGACTATGCCAAGACTCAGTTTATACCGTCCCGAAAAGGGCAACGATTTTCGCTTTATAGATAAATCCGCCTGGGAAATGTTCCAAGTTGGCGGAACAGATGTACTGGTACACAGATACATAGGGCCAGGATCAGCTATACAGGGTGATACTCCCAGCACTCCTAGCTACACTGGCGATAATGTGGCAAACATACAGGATCTTCTATTTTTAGAAAATAGAGATCGCAAATATGATCCCGACGTTTATGTCATGCGAGGTGTCTACAACATCAGCGACATAGATTTTAACCTCAGCCAGTTTGGCTTGTTCTTGCAGAATGACACAATCTTTATCACCTTCCACATCACAGACACTGTGGAAAAACTAGGTCGTAAAATTATCGCAGGAGATGTGATTGAACTGCCACACCTCAAAGATGAATATGCTCTTAATGATTTAACATTTGCGCTGAAGCGTTTCTTTGTGATTGAAGAAGTTAGTAGAGCAGCCGAAGGATTTTCAGCCACATGGTACCCGCATCTATATCGCGCCAAGTGCAAGCCATTGGTAGACAGTCAAGAATTCAAACAGATACTAGACGACATTGCAGACAGAGAATTCTACAAAGGCACTTATAACCCCACCGTAACATACTATCCCAATGATGTAGTACTTGCTGCCAATGGTAAAAAATATCAAGTCATACAAGAGGTCACTGGTGTGGCTCCTCCTAATAACACCTACTATGCACTTGCAGACACCTTACGAGATGTGATCAGTACCTACGAAAAAGAAATGCAGATCACTTCTGCGGTGCTTGATCAGGCCGAAGCAGATTCACCACGCAGCGGCTATGACACCAGCAAGTATTATACTCTACAGCGAACCGACGACGGTACTGCAGAATTAGCCAGTGTAGATGCAGAGTCAGTGACTGTAGATGCACAGACGCAGGCCACAGACGAAGCAGGTAACTTATTGTATGACGCAGACGGTAATGCTGTTTATGTTGGTCAGACTGCCAGCTCAGTGATACTACCATCAGACGGAGATGGCTATGAAGGATATCTAACCAAAGACGGTGTACCGCCCAACGGTGCTCCATTCACCGCAGGTATATCGTTTCCAAACAGTCCAGTGAATGGACAGTTTGCACTGCGCACAGATTATCTGCCTAATAGGTTGTTTAGATTTGATGGTGTAAGATGGCGCAAGTTCGAAGACAATGTGCGTATGACCATGAGCAACCTGGGTGCAAGTGATGTTACTGCCGGTGAAACTTTCGCAGGCAAGGATGTGCGTCAGACACAAAAATCTACATTTATTAATAATCCCACTGTGAGTAGCATCGACGGTAACACAGTTAAAGAAAAACAGAGTCTCAGCAAGGCTCTTAGACCAGAGGCAGACCTATAATGGATTTTCACTATGACGGACAGATAAGACGCTATGTCACACAGTTCATGCGTGTGTTTATTGGATTCAAGTATCAAGCAGGTGACGGCGAACAGCGACAGATCCCTGTGATGTACGGAGACCTAACTAGACAAGTGGCCAGCATTATCAAAGATAATTCAGAAAATAAAATGCCTACAGTGCCTAGGATAGCCTGTTATATCACAGGACTTGAAATGGATACTAATAGACTTAGTGATCCTACATTTGTTTCAAAGATACATATTCGTGAACGCAGATTCACAGACGCCGGAGGTACTAGAGAATACACAGGCGCACAAGGCGGCAGTTACACCGTGGAAAGACTAATGCCCACACCATTCAAGCTGACCATGAAAGCAGATCTGTGGACATCTAACACCGATCAAAAATTACAATTGCTCGAACAGATTTTAGTATTGTTTAATCCTAGCCTAGAACTACAGACCACAGACAACTACATAGACTGGACCAGCCTCAGTGCCATGTATTTGACCAGTACGAATTTTTCCAGTAGGACCATCCCTCAGGGCGGAGAAAGCGACATAGACATCTGCAGTTTAGAATTTGAAATGCCTGTGTTTATATCACCACCGGCCAAGGTTAAAAAGTTAGGCATAGTACAGAGCATTGTGGCCAATGTGTTCACCGAAGAAGGAAATGTGCTTAATCTTGAAGATTTAATTTACAATGTGAGACCTGGTAATTTTGATTTAATTACCAAACCGTATGGCAGATATAGAGTGTTATTGTTTAAATCAAATACCGGTAATATAAATGATAACCAGTATGATCTAACATTAGTTAACCCAACAGATGCTGTAACATCACTGGGACTCAGCGAAAAAGAAACCAAAAACGGCGATGTTGCAGATTGGACAAGAATATTAGAAGTGCAGGGAGGATATGTGCCAGGCAGTACGGTTTGGTTTAAAAAATTCAGCGGTTATGAAATAGTAGGCACATTTGTAACCAACCCGTTAGATCCTAGTATACTAACAGTGACTTTAGATGCTGATACCTATCCAGCCAATGACGACATAGCCAGCACCATACCAGGCGTGGCTGCTAGAGGCACAGTAGATGCCATTATCGATCCTTACAAATACAATCCTTTAGAAGTATACGGATCACATGCAGCCATACCTTTAGGATTGAGATTTTTAATGCTAGACGATGTCAACAACAGTGAGAACCGTGGCGGATACATCGACCTGCCTTCTAAACCTGCTGACAGTACCAGTGTTCCTTACCGAGGTCCTCAGGCTTGGAGAGAGCCCAGCAACAACGATTCGTCCTGGGAAAATCAAGACGGTACAGATCCTATTATCAAAGCCAACTCTATTATAGAATGGACTGGTCATAAATGGGCGACAATATGGGATCCAGATCAAAATACCTTAGAAGCAGCGGATATACTAGGCGAAGAATTTACACCTACCCACATCCAAAACATACGAACAGGTATCAAATATAAGTGGGATGCCACACAATGGATCAAGGCCTTCGAAGGTGAGTACTTGCCAGGAGAGTGGAACTTCAAGCTCGCCGGCGGATAAGTACTGGCATGCAACAGCGTGCCGGACTACTATTCTTAGCTAAAACCACAGGTCGTATACTGCTGATCTTGGATGCAGATCGATGGACTGTGCCTACATTTCAGCGCAATAACAGCCTCCTAGAAGATGCAGACGAATTGTTAACTCAATATGCACAGGGCCGTATAGTTCCCATTGAACTGTACCTGTCCGAAGATCGCGGTTTTGAATATGGCACATATGTCTGCGTGGTTGATCAAGAGTTTTTGACTCTAGCATCGATGACTATATGTTGGGCAGATTTAGATTGCTTGCCCAAACAATTGCACTCGGGACTGCGCACCACATTAAATAATCAAGTAATACGTGTAAAAATAGAAACTGTTATGGAGTTAATAAAAAATGCTACAACGAACTGAGAGATTTCAATCTGATGTTGATCGATATCGTAAATCTATCGAGGGTATGTCCAACGAACAGGACAAACTAGAAGCCAATAAACTGTTGAATAATCTAATATACGAAGTTAAAAATATGGATAACATGTATATAGATATGGTCTATGCCAATCAATTGCCTACACAAGGCAATGAAATGCGTAATAAAATTGCATCTATTAGAAAACAGTTAGATAATAAAATTAAAAACGAGTCACAAAAAAGTTTATAAATATTTCACTATAAACTGAGCATAAAACTTAAGGAGAAAAAATGACAGAGTTTATTCCAATTCGGGATCGATTGCTAGTTAAAAAAATTGAAGATTCAATGAAAACTAAAAGCGGGTTAACGATTTCAGACGACGCTAAAGAACGTCCAACAAAAGGACAAGTATTGGCTGTCGGAGAAGGCAAACTAAATGAAGATGGTAAATTAATTCCAATGGTTGTTAAAGCCAACGATCTTATTGTCTATCCAAAATATGCAGGCCATCCTATTAAAATAGAAGGAATTGAATATTTAATTTTAGACGAAAATGAAGTTCTAGGTATCATGAAAGGAGAATTAAAAAATGGCTAAGTTAATCCCAAGAGTAGTTATTATGGGCGAAGAAGCTAGAGAAAGGATTGTCAAAGGCGTTAATATACTAGGCGATGCTGTAAAAGTTACGCTAGGGCCAAAAGGTCGAAATGTAGTTATTCAACGTATGTTTGGTGCTCCGCATCTTACTAAAGACGGCGTAACAGTGGCAAAAGAAATCTTTTTAAGAGATAAATTAGCAGACACCGGTGTGCGTATGATCAAGCAGGCAGCAAGTCATACATCAAATGATATAGGTGATGGTACAACTACTGCTACTGTTCTAGCACAGGCAATGATTCGAGAGGGAATGAAATTTGTTACTGCCGGCATCAGTCCTATTAATTTAAAAAGAGGCATTGATAAAGCCGTGGCTCAAGTAATAACCGAGTTAGACAACATTAGTAAAGATTGTTCAGACTCAAAAACAATAGCTCAAGTTGCATCTATTTCTGCAAACAATGACGACGAAATGGGTCAGCTTATTGCCGATGCGTTAATTGCTGCAGGAAAGCACGGAGTAGTTACTGTTGAAGATGGTACTGGATTTGTTGATGAATTGCATTCTGTGAACGGATTATCCTACGAGCAAGGATATCTATCCCCTCACTTTATCAATGCAGATAAACAAAAATGTATTTTAGAAAATCCTTATATTTTAATTTGCGATCGCCCAATCTTAAACATGAACGATGCAATACCTATTTTAGAAAAATTAGTCGAAACTAAAAGACCGTTTTTAATCATGGCTGAAAGTGTTGAGACTGATGTTCTTGCAACATTGGTTATTAATAATGTACAAGGGGCTATCAAAACCTGTGCTGTTCGAGGACCAGATTGGAAGGGATACAAACGCAGTAGAATGATTGAAGACATTGCTATATTAACAGGTGGTAAAGTTATTTCTGATGCTACTGGAAAGCGTGTTGAAACTGCAGAACTTGAAGATTGTGGGCAATGTAATAGAGTTGTAATTACTGAGCATACTACTACTATCATCGGTGGGCACGGAGACAAACTAAAAATTGAAGACCGTATCACTACTATTCAACACAGCATCGACGATCCAGAACACGACGGATATTTCTCCAAAGAAGAACATCAACAGCGTATTGCTAACATGACCGGTGGTGTGCAGGTTATTCGAGTTGGATCAGCTACCAAAGTCGAGCTCGGTGAGAAAAAAGATCGATTCGACGACTCGTTACATGCTACTAGATCTGCTATCAAAGATGGCGTTGTTCCTGGCGGTGGTGTAGCTTATATTAGAATCAAACAGAAACTCAAAGATTTTAAAACCGCCAATGATGAACAAAATGCTGGTATTCAAATCGTCCTACGTGCCATGGAAGAGCCTCTTCGTCAAATTGCTTTTAACGCTGGTGATAGTCCAGATGTTATCGTTAACAAAGTAGTTGAAGGATCTGATCAGTTTGGATATGATGCTAGTAACGGTACATTCGGTAATATGTTTGACATAGGCATTATCGATCCTACCAAGGTTGTTAAAACTGCGTTAATCAATGCTGCTAGTGTTGCTGGATTATTGTTGTTAACAGATTGTGCAATTTACGAAGATGAAGAAGAACAAGATTTATCTATCATTGGTCCAAGCCCTGCTGCAGGCCAAAGTCTTCCTCAGCAGTATGATCAATAATTGTTTTTAGATCATTAAAAAAAGGCGCATTATGCGCCTTTTTTATTATACGGTATATCAAGGTTTAGTAGGCCAAACTGGATCCCACGGAAATCTTGCAGTTGATGGAATATCTCTTAATGCTTGTCTATATGTAGCCCATGCTGTTTTTTGTGCATCTGTGAATCTAGCTTGTGTTGCAGGCAAATCGGAAAAATCACTTTCTAATAACAGCTGATTTCGTTTGGCGATCACAGCTGCTTCAACATCAGCCTGTTCAGCAGGTTGTGTTCTATATAATCCGGTTCCAAATGTGATTGATCCGTATTGATTGGATTTAAATCTCTCGTATAAATCTCTCGAAAATTCGCTTTCTGATCTTGCGTGAGCGCAAAATTCGTGTACATTTACGCATCCTTTAAAAAGAATACGACACCATACTTGATCAACACCTGTGATTTCGCAAGCATCTCTGATTTCTTGTATGTCGTCTACTGTAAATTTTTTAACCATCATAGCTCCTCAAAATACTATCATTTATTTATGCATTTTATCAAGTCGATACCCGAGTCCGGGGCGTTTATCGTATGCATATTCTGGATAAAACGGACCGTTTTTGTCAATGTAGTGAAAAAACGCCTGGACTTGATAGCTTCTGGGTCCAACATTAAACGGATCTCTCCAATGATCTACTTCGCACCCTCTGTACACAATCAAATCACCTGGATTTTGTGTTATTAAGATGTTTGGCTCAACATACATTCCCCATCTATAATCGGGGTCGGTATTGTTGTAATTAAAACCAAAACACACAGTTGTACTTATTTCACAACTTGGTCTATCTTTATGTCTATCTAAAATCATCCCAGGGCGATATACTCTATAATATGTGTAGGTTGGACATAGAGATAACCCGGTATTTTTCTCCATATGAGGTAGTAAAAAATATGACATTGTTTCCATCAATGTATCACTGTAAACAGAATGTGCATTTTCTACCTGAGCATCTTTTCCTAATTCTGGAGTGAACTCGGTTTCTTCTTTTAGAAGAGAATACTTGGTTATGATTTTACACATATCAGAAGGAATGATATTTTTTAAATCAAGATACTTGTTTTCTTTAAAAATTTCTGGGTTGTTCATCGGAAAGGTTTTCCTAAATTCCATGCAACTAAACTATAGCGTGTGCCTTTAGTTACAGGTGTAACTTGATGATATATGTGTGATGGAAAAACAATGATCGATCCTCGTGGACGAATTTCTGTACAGGTATGATACCGATTTTTTCCGTGTGGTCCAAGATCAAATTTTAAATTACCTCCCTTGTATTCTGATGGGTCATTTAAACTTACGGTAACACTGAGTTTGCGTATTTTACCTACCAAATTTGGGTTTTCGGTTGTGGACTGATTTTCAACTAATGGCTTTCCAAATGTATCGAGTGCTATAGATCCGTCTGGATTTTTATGATATGTGTCTACTGCTGGATCATATGCTCGGTATGGCTCTACTCCGACATCTGTATGCCAACCATAAAACTGGCCTGGACTATATTTTGTAAATTGTAAATCTTCAGTATAATCCCAATCAAAGTTCCATCCTGCTGCTTTGTTTGCTTGCTTAACAAATCCCCAAATTATATCGTATATGCCTGGATCGTTTAGCCAGGCAACCGAGGAGTCTCGAACATAGGTTTTTTCTGGATCTATTCCTTTTTTATGCAGTCCCTCTGTCGAGGCTGATTTAGCAGGTATGTGACTGTTATCAGTTTTGTGTCGCCATCCTCCCACCGATGCATTCGAAACTCCCTTACCGTATTTTTCTTCTTGTTCGTGCATAGAAGTCAACCCCATCTCCATAATTTGATCACAAATACTTGGGGGGATTGCTGATAAAAAATACCAGTAATTATATTTTAATATCACTTAAACAATGCTCCGTGTACATGCCCTACGAGAACATGTTTGGTACCTTTCTTAATTGGATTTATTTTATAGGGAATGTACGACGGAAATATCAAGCACGATCCTTGCTCGTCGATATCAACTGCGGATGTATCTATATTTAAAAATTCAATTTCACCTCCCTGATATTCTGCAGGATCTGTAAGATTAATTATAAATGTTATCTTTCTAGACGGCATCATAATGTTTAAATCAAAATGCCAATCATAATATTCTTTTTCAGAGTACTTAAACAGCTGAGGAAAGTCTTGATCAATGATACCTAATAGGTTAAAATCATATATTTCGTCGTTTGCTTTTTTTGTAACTGATCGAATATTCATAAAAGGGAAACCAGTCACATCACCTCGAACTTTTTGTCGACGACCGACGTGTAATTTTTCATTACCTATTACCTTGGCTGGAAGCCATAACTCTTCTATAGAACTATTTAAAATTTGATCGCATTCTTCTTTTGAAAATAAATTTGATTTATTAATCGATACAATATCTAAAGATGCTGTTTTATTGGTAAGTTCTGCTAAATCAGTAAAACTGTCAGTCTGTTCAAATGACAATTCTTCATTATGTTGTGTCATAAAATACTCCGTTGGTGATTTTGTTTTTTATTTATTAGGCAGATAGCTGTATCCTTAACATTCCGGGTTTGCTCACTTGATAAAAAATCATAGTTAAATATAAAAAATGACTATTTTAGATTCGATTACCTGCGCTCCTGTTACTCTATATCCTCGAGAACAAGAAATTATAGAAACTACGATACTAGGGCAAATGTTTCCTTGGTATTATATTGGTCAGCAAACTATGAATAAGTCTCTTGAGTATTTGCCTGAACCGATTAGACCCTATATCAGTCAGGTTAATTCGCCGTTTCTTAGTCATACACTACTGCGCAGGACTGAAGACGAATCAATTAATCATACAGATAGACCTCTCAACCACTTCAGTGAATTTTATGAATTTTTTATAGAAATTTTTCATAGGTACATGATGGAAAATGGTTTAAAATACAAAAAGATTTTTAGAGCAAACTTAAATTTAAATTGGCATAACGGCACAGGGCATACCGAACCACATCGAGATCATAGCTGGCCTCATTATAATTTTATAATGTATCTAAATAGCTGTGATCAGGGACAGACAATTATTTGGCCTGACGATTTCTCCACCAGTTATATAATCCCCTGTGAACAATACACTGCTGTTACATTTCAAGAGTTGTGGCATGCACATCGATTTCCATCTATGGGTTCTAGGAGGGTAGTGTTTGTGGTTACCTATGTGTAATACCTATATAAGATTAGAATAAATTAAATGTTTAACCAAGAAATTTTTATCGACGATAATGTAATTCCTGTAGGATTACAAAATCAGATACAAGAATTATTTGAGGATTCTTTTTTTCCATGGTTTTTATGTAAGCACAAAAATTTAACTGCAACACCTAATGAGTATCAGTATTATAAAAATATTACTAATAATCTCTTTGAGTATACACAATTTACACATAATTTTGTGTCTGATGAAAAAATAAATTCTAAATTTGTTGATTTACCTTTAATATTATTTCAAACAATATCTACCGCTTATAATTTTAATTCAAAAATTATAAGAATTAAGGCTAATTTATGTCCTCGAGTAACTGTTGAAAATGTCAACGCTCATCAAACGCCCCACGTTGATAGCAATCATAAACATTGGGTTATGATTTATTATGTAAATGACAGCGACGGTGACACGTTTTTGTTTGATCCAGATACCGTAACTGTTAAACACCGCATATCTCCAAAGAAAGGTAGAATTATAGTTTTCAACGGTAATGTGTTGCATGCAGGAATGCACCCTAGAAATTGTGATTACAGGATGGTAATCAATTTTAATTTTATTAAACTATAATCAGAACATACAAGTTATATGATACTTATTGAATAAGTAATGTATCAAAATTAAGGAATTTACATGCAAATTGTAATTGTGGGTGGAGGAACCGCTGGGTGGGCCACTGCCCTAATGGCTACTAAACGACATCCGAATCATAATATCACTGTTATTGAATCTACTAAAATTGGAGTTATCGGTGTCGGCGAAAGTACTACCGGATACTTAACTGATATCTTAATTAATCATGGAGCTGATTTTGGTTGTGATCATGACGAGTTCATTATCGAAACAGGTGCTACTTTAAAATATGCAATTAAACACAAAGGGTGGACTAACTCAATAGATGACTACTATCTAGGGCCGATTGACGGCAGCCATACCAAAGAAGCTACTCCAGACGCATTATTTGCCTACGGCCTAAATCGATTACATCCAAAAGAACTAGTTAATGTGTCGCAGTGCGGATACTGGATAGACAAAGGTGTATCTAATTTTGAAAAAGACACTAATCAATTTGCCAATTATAGACACGCAATGCATGTCGATGCTCTGCTAGTTGGAAAATATTTTAAAAAGAAATGTCTGGTTGAGCGCAATGCTAGACATATTGACGACGAAGTAGTTAATGCAAATTTAGATGAACGCGGATTTATTAAATCAGTAGTATTGAAAAACGGCAATATCGTTGAGGGTGATCTATTCATTGATTGCTCTGGCTTTGGTAGAGTGTTAATGAAACATATGCCAGGAAACAAATGGGTCAGTTATCAAAAAAATCTTCCGTTAAATACCGGGTTGCCTTTTCAATTAAAGTATAAACAGCACGAGATTCCTGAACCATATACAACTGCCTGGGCGCAAAAGAATGGATGGATGTGGCAGATTCCCTTGATGGATCGAAAGGGATGCGGCTATGTGTTTTGTGATGCCTTTACAACTCCGGATAAAGCTCAAGAAGAGATCGAAACTATACTAGGTCAAGAAATTGATCCCATTAAAGTTATTAAATTTGACACTGGGCGACAGGACTCTGCATGGATTAATAATTGTATAACCATCGGCCTTAGCTCGGCATTTTTAGAACCCCTAGAAGCAACATCCATACATTCAACTATCGTTCAAGGAAGAACCTTAATCTTTGAATATATTAAACCCACACTCGATGATACAATAAATTCAGGATCGCAAAATATATATAATCAAAGAACCAGAAAAATGTTTGACGATGTTAAGGATTTTCTAGTTATGCATTACATGGGCGGTCGTAGTGATTCTGAATTTTGGAAGTACATTAATACAGGCGTTACTAAAACTCCGTTCGTTGAAGACCTATTAGAAATGGCTAAAACTAGATTGCCAACCTCTCACGATTTTCCTCGATATGCAGGATCTGCAGGATGGGCCTTATACAGCTATGTCATGGCTGGTATAAATCGACTAAACAACACCAATGCATTGACTGAATTAGATTTTTCAATTCTGATGCACGGCAATCTTCGTGATATCACTGCGCAAGCATACTATGATTTGCAAGACGAGTTTTCTAGAGAGATTAGGAACTATCAAACATACGAGGAATTTATAAATTATTTTAGAAAGATTAGATCAGACCGTGGACTATCGAATTAATAAAATCAAAGACGAAATACTAGTTATTGATAACGTAGTACCTGAGTCTTTTCAAAATGCAATAATTAATAGAATTCAAGGAGATCAACACTTTCCTTGGTTCCTGTTGCATAGAATCGGTCACCCGGATCATTACGGTATAGGAACCACTCCAGAATATCTTGATCCTAACATCACAGACGATGTTGGCTTTTTTCATATGGCATTTGATGGAAACTCAGCATCAGTTCATTATGATTTCTTTAGAGCAATATTAGAATTTTTTACAGAAAAAACAAATATCAAAGTAAACAATGTTTTAAGAATAAGACTGCGATATACCCACAAAGGTCGAGGTCACGACGGATTTAAATATGCTGCTCCGCATGTTGATTTCAATACAGGGCATCCATACAGCACTCTAGTATATTATGTAGACGACAGCGACGGTGATACGATTATCTTTGATAAAATTTTTAATCCCCAAGAAGAAGAGTACAATCCTATTTTTGCACAGCCACTACCGGAACTAGTAAGAATAACACCGAAGAAAGGGCAGGGATTATTTTTTAACGGCCATCGATATCATGCAGGTAATTACCCAGTTAACTACAGTTCTAGAATTGTAATTAATTTTGATTTTGAATAAGTTAATAAAAGTTAAACGATAATGAGATTCTTCTATCATCGATTTCATTAGTTAAATTTTGTCGCACATAGTGAGATAAGTGTCCCGGAAACAAAATTAGCATTCCTTCCACCGGAGTGTACCAATGCTCGGTGTTGATCCTATTATTATCAATCTGAAGATCCTCTTCTGAGATCTTGTTATGTATAAATTCCATTTTATCGTGCTCTGAATTTGCTCGTAGGAATATTATGTTTCCGCTGTTTTCAGGAACTTTGACGTAATATACTCCACTTAAGAAAGCATTAGGATGTGTATGTTCTCTATTCGAAGAATACTTGTAATTGACATTGTACCAATAACCGACTCTGTCCATGTTAGAAGGCAATGACCAAGATTTAGCCACCATGCTAGCTGCTGGATAGATAACATTATTAAATAAATCGGCCGTTACTGAGTTATCAAAATTTGGCGAATGAATCACTTTCGATTGGAATCCACCTTCGTTACTGCGTTGATTACCAACATCTGTAGATTGTATTTTTTCTATAGCATCAACTATGCCTTTATGGTCTGTGGTGTTGATATAAGTAATAAAGCATGATGTTACAAATAGTAGATTTTCAGTTAACGTGAACATTGAATATTTATAGAGTGTAGTATACTAGAAGAAATAAAATGAAAGAATTGCTAATACCACTGGCCAGCATTCCGCTATTAATAGTCGAGGACTTTAGACAGCTAACTCCTATTGAATACAATACTCTAATAAATTTAGAAGAGAAACTATCTGGTGGTGGTGGTAACAATTATGTTTCTATAAATCGTCAAATATTAGAAATACCAGAATTTAAAGATTTAAAATCTAGCTTTCAAAAGGCGCTGGCTCATTATGTCTATGATATTTTAAAAATCAAAAATCAATTTGCGATAACTGATAGCTGGTCTACTAGGAATCCAAAAAATACATTCCACGCCGAACACTCTCACGGTAACAGTATTTTTTCCGGAGTGTTTTACGTCGACGTGACCAGCGGAGATTTAGAATTATTATTCGAGCCGGCCTTTTCTAAAAACTTTCAGTTTGAATATACCATCGACGAATACAATTTATTAAACTCAAAAAGTTGGTTATTGGGGCTAAAACCAAATATGCTTGTAATCTTTCCAAGCTGGGTCAGCCATCGAGTAAGCAACAACGAAAGTCTGACAGATAGGAGAATTATCGGATTTAATTCGTTTACATTTGGTAATTTTGGATCTGACATAACTGTGGATAACTTAACAATTAATTTAACATGAACTTAAAAACTTTACAATTTCCGAATGTTGGCGTTATTACCGCAATATTGTCTGAAGAAGATCTTGCTCCTCTTAAAGAAGAAATTTTAGAAATTCAAAATAATTTTAATCTAGCTAAAAAACATAATCAAAAACTTGTTGGAAATATTAAAAAAGAATTCGAATTAATCAAATCTAAAGAACATATTAAAAAAATATTCGAACCGTATGTTTGGGAGTTTGATAATTCGTTTGGATATCTTAGTTCAATATCTACGTTAACTTCGGATTGTTTATTAACTTTAGATTCTGCATGGGTTAACTTTCAAGCGAAGCACGAATTTAATCCATCTCACAATCATAGCGGCATATTATCATTTGTAATTTGGATAGAAATTCCTTATAAGATGGAGGATGAAAATATACACTCCCCAGGAGCTGAATCTTCAAATCCGTTAGCAGGAAAATTTACATTTCACTACACCAACAGTTTAGGGAAAATATGTCATCAAGACATTGATGCAGATACTAGTATGGAAAATCATTTTTTCTTATTCCCCGCAGAGTTAAATCACTCAGTTGCTCCTTTCTACACATCCGATAAGTATCGAATAAGTGTGTCGGGAAATTATAAATTTCAAGTTCCAGAGAAAAATAAAGATGAATAAATTAGAAACGATATCAATAGTCGGAGGAGGAACAGCAGGATTTGTCGCTGCGTTGATTCTTAAAACTCGATTCCCACATTTAAAAATTACTGTAATTAGATCTAAAAAAATTGGTATTATTGGTGTCGGAGAAGGCAGCACCGAACATTGGAACGAGTTTATGAAATACATCGATGTTCCGTTCCAAGCAGTAATTCGTCATTGTGACGCTACTTTTAAATGCGGAATTATGTTTAAAGGTTGGGGCAAGCAAGATTATATGCATAGCATAGGCCCCGAGAACGATATCAAAAATGGGCAATACCCTACAGTGTATGGAAAATTAATATCTTCAAGGGCGCCTATCCGCACACTTAATCCTAGTCTATCGTGGGAGAATAAAGTCTATGCTAGGCATCTAGATTCTAACGCCGGCTCTCCATATAATCAATATCATTTTAATACCAACAAGTTAAATGATTTTTTAACAAAGGTGGCAGAGCTTCGAGGCATTGACATTATTGATGATGAAATTTTAGATGCAGAACTTAACGGGACTGGAGAGATTGGTAAATTAGTCGGTGAACAAAATTCTTATGTATCAGATTTTTATATTGATTGTACCGGATTTAAAAAATTATTAATATCTAAATTAGGAGCCACATGGCAGTCGCATAGCAAGTATCTTAAAATGAAATCTGCAATAGTTTTTCCAACTGAAGAAAAAGAAGAATACAACATGTGGACCACCGCGCAGGCTATGGACTATGGATGGATGTTTAATATTCCGGTATGGGGGCGCAACGGAAACGGGTATATATTTGACAGCGATTATATAACCGCTGACCAAGCAAGGACCGAAGTTGAAAAATTTCTAGGCCACGAAATCACAGTCGGAAAACATATTAATTTTGATCCCGGCCATTTAGATCGTGTTTGGATTAAAAATTGTTGTGCTATCGGGCTTAGTGCTAATTTTATTGAACCGTTAGAAGCTACATCAATAGGCACTAGTATTCAACAGGCATTTTTATTGATGCATCGATTACCCAATTACAACGAAGAAACCATTGAAAACTACAATAAAGATACGCACGACATTATGATCAATATCAGAGACTTTGTGATTTTGCATTACATCACTGATAAAAATAACACACAATTTTGGAAAGACATTGCAAAAATTGAATTGCCTGAATCTCTCAAAGAAAATTTAAAACGCTGGCGAATTAATTTGCCAATTGCCGATGATTTTAACAAGCAAACATCTTATGTATTATTTCGAGATGCACATTATCTCCAGGTATTAGCAGGTTTAAATCTATTCGACGTAGAGTCGATTAAAAATGAATAAGAGATTATTCATCCGAATGTTAAAAATATTTCTGATAATTTTATAAGAGAAACTAGGACTTTTGAAAAAATAAATCCGAATATAGGACATAAAGAATTTATTTCAAAAATAAGAAATAAAGATGTTAAGTAAAATTAACAGCAATAGATATTCTAGGCTCAACATTAGTACCAGGTTGAACCATGTGTCTTAGATAAGATCTAAATGCTATTAATGTTCTTTCAGTCGCAGCATATTTTATTCTGGTAAAACTTAATTGATTTTTATCTGAGATTGCTTTCAAAGGAAACATATCAGGTTCTTTTGGGTCTTCAAATACAATGCCGCCTGATCCTTCCGGAGCCGATAGATAGTATGAACAACTAAAGATAGCAGCATTGTGTGTGTGCAGTTCTTGATACGAGTTTGTATCGTTTATGTTTAACCATGCATAACTAATTTCATAGACGCCGTTGGAGTTGTGCATTTTAGCAAAACTGTTCACATGCATTGATATTAAATTTAATAGCGGTCTAAATTTTATATCTTTTCTTAGATCATATGTTCCGTGGGTATTGTAAGTATCTCCGTACCAATCTTCGCCGCCAGAGGGAATCTTATCTCTAAGACTCAAAGAGTATTTCACTAACTCGTTATTTTCTTCTTCCGATATTAGATTATCTTCTTTATATATTGCGACAGGAAACCACAGCTCAACTTGGGACATCTTTATCTCCCCAAATATTGAAAGAAACCGCAATTCTGTTTTCAGGTGATAAATTCATATCAACTGAATGCTCAAGCCAGGATTCGAACATGATCATTTCCCCTTCTATTGGTGTATATTCAACATAGTGATAATTATATTCGTTGGATGTTATTTTTATGTTTTCAAAAAATACATCAGTCGCTCGTCGTCCTGTGATGGGATTATAAAATCTTATATTTCCGCAGTTTGTTGGGGCTTTTAAATATAGCACTCCGCTGATTATTGCACCATAGTGATCGTGCTTGTTGAAATGTGTTCCTGTAGGATATAATTGTAGCCAAGAAGTAATTTCTAAATAACATTTTGGATTAAATCCTCGAAGATTTAAAAATTCTCTTGCTTTTAAATTTATATACTTTAAAAGTTTTTGGTCATTAAGTTTTCCTAAAAAATCTTTATGATTGTAAAAAGTTGTAAGTAACTCTTGATGTGGTTGTTCCGCTTCTAATAATTTTTCAGATTGAATATACTGATCAACTAGAGCTGTGGTGGACTCGACTATTGCAGGGTCAACTGTTATTCTAACGATCGGAATAGGAAATAAGTGATCTAATCTCATCTTGGTAATAGATTAATATTGATAATAACTCTTCTTTTTGATTCTATTGGGTTGCTGGCAGTGTGATATCGAAATCCGTCTATCCATAACAGTCTATTTGCCTTTGGAGTAATCCTACATTTAGTTGTAAACTTTTCCGGCTCTTCGTCCCAATTATTTTTAGTTTGTGCAAATTCTTGATCAAAAATACGTGTATCGCCGTCTGAGTCATTGAGATAGTATATTAAGGTTTCATGAGGGAAAAAATAATCAATGTGGGGTAAATTATAATTTTCTGATGTAAAACCAAGTTTGGGGCTTTTCATGCTAGACCTAATTCTGATAAAATTATTTTTTGTAAATCCCAGTTGCTCTTCTAATCTTTTATAAAAATTATTTAAATATTCGGTAGCAAAACTTTCAACATCATATTCTTTATCATAAAAGATATGATGAAACCCATCAGTCTCAACAGCTAGCGGATCTGTAATAAAATTTTCTGCAGGAGGCAATGATACATGTTCACAATAAAACCAAGGAAAATTAACCGATAGAATATATTCTTGTAATTTTGCAAATTCAAGATCTGGCAAGAAATTATCTATTATACGAATTTTATTATCCATTATATAATGTCAAAATTAATAATACATCTCATATGGTGTGTCGGCTGTTCTGCTGTATGATAATACTTACCGTTAAATATCACAGCCCTGCCTTGTTTTGGTTTAACTCGTTGAATTATGTTATAGTCTTCAACGTTATGATGATATTCTTCAATGTCTCCTTCTCTAATTTTATCTACAATTAAAGTATCTCCGTCCGAATCTACCACATAATATAACACAACTAAATGATCATATGGCAAATCAATGTGCAGTTTGTCTACATGTTTCTCTAAAAAACTATTGTTTAGCGGATATTGTAAAAAACTTCGACATTGCACAACTTCATTAAATTTAAAATTAGCTTCTGATGCACCGAAATGGGCCAATGGTAATACCATATCAAAATAATTGCTTGTAGGTTTTTTATTTCTGCAAAATAAATGAGCATGCGCCGGGTGTGGTTGCCCTAGGTTTTGAGATTCAACCAAAGATTTTCCAAAAGTGATGTCTTCAGTGAAGTACCAAGGAAAACTGTGTCCTAGTAGAGTACTCTTAATTTCTTCTTGGAATTGTTTCGAGATGAAATTATCAACAATCTTTATCATACACTATTTACGAATTTTCTCCGTGGTACTAAAAAAATATAAGTATAGTGTATATCAATTTAAGGGAAAATATGAATGTATCCAGTATAACCATTGTCGGGGGCGGAACTAGTGGGTGGCTCACTGCTGCGTATTTGTATAAAAATCAACCTGACATAAAAATAACTGTGGTAGATAAGGAAATAGGTACACCTATTGGCGTGGGCGAAGCAACACTATTGAGTTTTAAACCGTTTATGGAAGAATGCGGATTTAAAATAGAAGATTGGTTTATTCCGTTAGATGCTGGGTATAAATCCGGAATATTATTTTCTAATTGGCGTGAAAAAGATGACGACATCTGGCATCCGTTTTATAAAGGAAACAGAAAACTTTTCAACGGTGTTAATACTTGGGACAGTTGGTCTTGCAATCAACACCTTGATTTTAAAAAATATTCATTATCGTGTTACGATTTGTCAATAGAACACAACGGAGTAGATGTTAATGCTATTGATAATTACGGGTTTCATGTTGACTGCGGGAAACTAGTTGTATTTTTGCAAGAACATCTAAAAGACAAAATCAATATCATCCGTTCAGATGTTATGACGGTTAATTACAAAGACAACGACACCATCGAATCGTTAAAATTAAAAAACGAAGAATTAGTTTACAGTGACTTATATATTGATTGTACTGGTTTTAAAAATGTTTTGCGCAAGCCATTGCATCGTATTGACCTAAGCGATCGCCTGTTTGTAAACACTGCAATAGCATGCCCGGTGCCTTATCAAAATCGAGAATCTGAATTTAAACCTTATGCAGAATGTGAAGCTGTTGATCACGGTTGGATCTGGAAAATTGGTGTGGCATCAAGAATAGGCAGCGGAATGGTGTTTAATCGAGACATTACTGATATTGAAGAAGCCAAAGACTATTTTGTTAATCACTGGGATAACAGAATTAAAAAAGAAAATATCAGAGTTATTCACTGGGATCCGTTTTACAATGAAGATCAATGGGCTGAAAATGTGGTAACTATTGGCCTGAGTTCTGGGTTCATTGAGCCGTTGGAGAGCACAGGTATTGGATTAATTACCTACGGTATTGGTCAATTGAATAGTGCTATTTACGAGAGACATTTCAGCGATATCGATCGTATGAATTTTAATTTACAGATGAAAATACTATTTGAGGATTGTGTAGACTTTGTCAGCATGCATTATGCAAATAACCATCGATCTAGTAAATTTTGGAACTGGGTTAAAGAAAGATTTCAACCTTCAACTAGGATGATACATTTTATTAATGAGCTTGAAAATCCTAACATAGCTGTACCAAATGCAGGCAAATATAATTATATGTTTGGAGGATCTAACTGGAGTTTGATGTTGATACAGTTAGGGTATACGTTGGCTAATAGGCCATTGTCTATTCCTACAGAAATTGCATGTGAAATGTTGGTTAAAAGTTATATCGAACACGAAAAAAATCGACATATTTGGAGTAGACCACATAGCAAAGAAGTTGATCGAATTTCAGAGTTAACTAAATTATGACAATAGAAGTAAAATGGTCGTTTGGAACTAGCATCGAGTGGTATCAAGATAATCCAGAATGCATAAAACCCTTGATCGATACTGATTATTATCCCTATACTAGACTATCCAAAGATTCAGTGGAGGTAAGAAAAGGTTCAACTTATTTAAAATGTCCTGCGCACACTGATTTTTTAAAAAACATTTTTGTGTTTCGTGCTCCGTTTGATTTAACAATTGCTAATATAAGAGAAGATCATCGTGGAGAAATATGGAGTGAGAATCTAACTCAAGAACAATTTGAAAAAATTGTAGATATTAGATTTTTATCAGGAAACGATTCAAAAATTAATCCATACCCGATTATAGGAATAGATTGGTTGAATACCTTTACTAGTACAGAATCTGTACTTGTACAATTGCTGCCTGCATTTATGCACTATAATGATTTTACCGATAAGTGTACAATTATCCCCGGAGAGTACGATATCAGTAAGTGGACTAGACCGATCGAACTTGTATGGGAATTTAAGAATCAAATTTCAAAAGTTGAAATCAAAAAAGGTGATGCATTATGTTATTTTAAATTTAATTGTGACGATATTGTTAAACTAGTAGAACAATCTATCCCGTGGGAAGAGATTAAGGTATGTGCTGATATAAGAAAAGAACATCCTTTTAAACCTTTAAAAGAAAGGTATCAACAACTAAAAGAAGTTAAAGCTGGTCAATGCCCATTTAAAAAAATATGAGCTCTAAAATAAAAAAAATAGTGGTAGTGGGTGGGGGCAGCGCAGGTTGGATAACCGCAGCTAGTCTAATCACTCAACTTGTTGATGTTGAAGTCAGTGTTATCGAAAGTCCTAGTGTTCCTACTGTGGGTGTTGGTGAAAGCACCGTTGGCGGAATTCGAGGATGGATGCGTATGGTAGGAATTAAAGATAAAGATTTTATCAAAGCCACTGATGCATCGTACAAACTTGCCATTAAATTTAATAACTTCTATAACAAAGACGGAGGTACTTGGTATTATCCGTTCGGACTTCCGTGTTTGGAAGGAAATTTACACCTGAAAGATGATTGGTTTATTAAAAAAGCCTTATATCCAGAAACACCTTCAGAAGATTATGTAAATTGTTATTATTCTCAAATGGCATTAGTTAACTCTAATAAAATTTTAACAGATAACATAGATCTAGATAACTTCAATTTTTATAACGACACGGCGTTTCATTTTGATGCTGCAAAATTAGGTGCATGGTTAAAAGATCATCATTGTAAACCTCGAGGAGTTAGCCATATTTCAGCAGAAGTGGTTAACATTTTAACCAATGACGATGGCATCGAAACATTAACTCTAGACAATGGTGATATGATTTCAGCAGATTTATTTGTTGATTGTACGGGATTTAAATCTATGCTGTTAGGTGATGCGTTAAATGAACCTTTTACTAGCTATGAAAATCTATTGCCTAATAATAGAGCATGGGCAACTAGAATCAATTACACTGATAAAGAAACTCAACTTAATAGCGTTACAGAGTGTACAGCATTAGACAACGGGTGGGTGTGGAATATTCCACTGTGGAGTCGAGTTGGTACAGGATATGTGTACAGCGACAAGTACATAAGTCCGGAAGATGCTAAAAAAGATTTCATAACACATTTAATTTCTAAAGGGTATGATCCTTCAGGTTGTGAATTTAAAGATATTAAAATGAGAGTTGGCAAACACGAGCGATTATGGGTCAAAAATGTTGTTGCTCTAGGTCTAAGTGCTGCATTTATTGAACCGTTGGAAAGCACAGGATTGCTTACTACTCACGAATTCGCTCGAACATTATGTAGTGTGCTGCTTCGAGGAAGTGTAAGTCAGTGGGATCGAGATGAATTTAATTTAAAATGTGAAGACGAATTTAACTATTGGGCTCATTTCGTTTCAATGCACTATGCTCTAAGCCATAGGGACGATTCGGAATATTGGCGAGACATAGGAAAACGATCTTACATTAAACTAGCACCTAGTGTTAATAAATTACAGACACAAGGATTATACTATCAAACCATGTACCAAAAAAACTTTGTGAGGTATTTCCAGGAAGATCCAGGAATCAATTGTTTGGCTGCTGGAATGAATTGGCATGCTAATGATGTATCTTTGTTGAATCATATTTTTCCTGTCGGTACTGATCTTAAACAAGAGTTCGCTATTGTGATTCAAAAACTCGAACAGAAGAAAAACAAATGGAAAAGGGCTGTAGAAACAGCCCCTTCGTTGTATCAGTATCTTAGAGATACTTTTTACAAAGATTAATATTTAATAATAACTACCCCAGATCCGCCATTGCGACCGTGCTGTCCACCACCGCCACCACCGCCTGTGTTTGCACCACCTACACCACCACGTGCTGTGGCAAATCCATCTTCGCCGTTGTTTAATGATTGACCACCACCTTGTCCAAATTTACGGTCGCCTCCGTAGGGTCCACTATGGTGGAAACTACCACCACCGCCACCACCGATACCGCCAGCTGAACCATTAACGTTCCAACCTAGGTGACCACCACCAGCACCACCGCCACCAAAGTATAGAGTGTTTCCACCAATAATATCTGTTGCGCGACCAGGGCCGCCTGCAATTTGGTCACCTCTAAAAGACGAACGATATCGTTGACGTCCGTCCGGAGCACTTGCGCCAGGACCGCCTGCTCCACCTCCACCTCCACCTTGGTGAGTATTTTCAGTATCTGCATTAAATCTAATACCAGAACCTCCTGGATATCCTTGTCCGTCAATACCTCTGCCGCCATAATTGCGCTGACGACTATCGACTCCGTCGCCAGTATTAGATCCACCGCCACCCGAACTTCCAGATCTGCCACCGGTTCTTCCGTTGTCCATAGAACTTGGTGCGTTGGGTTGCCATGAACCACCACCTCCACCACCACTAGCAGTGATTGTTGAGAATACTGAATTACCACCGTTTGATGCAGCAACGTTTCCAGATCCACCATCAACGCCGCCCACTGAGCCACCACCGACAGTTATAGAATATGGTGTACCAGCACTAACAGGAAAACTGCGGTTCATAATGACGCCGCCACCGCCGCCGCCAACTGCCCAGTCATATCCAGAACCAGCTCCTGCACCAACAACTAGCACTTGAACAGTGCCTGTGTGTGCTGGAGTAAATGAATGATTGCCCACCGTAGTAAACAAATGTACAATATTTCCTAATATGTAAGATATAGTCTGTCCACCTGTGCCTACAGTTCCTTGGCTGTATCCAGTAACTGGACGCCATGCTACTCCGTCATAAAATTCTAAACTATTTTGACTGTTAGTGGTGTTAAAGCGAAGTTTGCCGGTTCCAGCTACTGTACTTTGTGTGTTATTTGGAGTAGTTACTGCACTACTAGCACTGATTATTGTATTTTTTAGGGTTGCCATTTGTATTTTTCTCTTTAATATCTAACAATTACAATGCCGCTGCCGCCAGCTTTGGCAGAACCATATGCACCACCTGAACCGCTGCCTGTGTTTGCTCCGGCAGATCCGCCTTCATAACCACTGTTAGTAACACCACCACCACTGTTTAATGCCATGCCGCCTCCGCTGCTGCTACCAGCAGTACCTGGATATCTTGGGTTTCCGTGATTTAAAGTGCCACCACCACCACCACCAATGCCGCCGCTTGATGCAACTGTGGTATTTCCTTGATGGCAGGCACCACCTCCACCGCCTGCCCAATACAATGTATAACCTAGAATATCGTTGGCTGCTCCTGGGCCGCCTTCTCCCATACGTCCTTCGTGGCAGTCATCTTCAGAACTGAATCCGGGACCTCCTGCTCCACCACCGCCACCTGCTTTGTGACTGTCTTCGCTTTGACGATTAAATCTAATTCCCGAGCCTCCAGGAAATCCTTGTCCAGAAACAGCTCGACCGCCCATGTTTGTGTTACGACTATCGTTTGGTCCGGTATGATTGTTTGAGCCGCTACCTTGAGATCCTGTACAACCACCACCACCACTGCCGCCTGGACGGGCTGCATTGCTGTCCCACGATCCGCCACCACCACCACCGTTACTGGTAATAGCTCCAAAAACACTGTTTCCGCCAGAGTATCCTGGAGGACTTTGACCATAAGTATTAGCTGCACCACCACCACCTACTGTGATTGATATACCACTGCCGCTGCTAACAGGATATGCTCTATTATAAGTAAATCCACCTGCACCACCACCACCACCTAAGTGGCCACCACCAGATGCTCCGCCTCCAATTACTAGTACTTCTACAGTCCCAGAAAATGCTGGAGTAAATGTATGACCGCCAACTGCGGTAAACAGATGAACAACTCCTGATGCTCGACCAACATTTGATCCTGCATATAAAATTTCATTACCGCCTGTGCCAATAGATCCTTTGCTAACCCCAGTGATTGGTCTCCAACCTGTGCTATCATAAAATTCTAATAGATTATTTTCTGAATTTATGCGGATCATACCAGCTGTAGGAGAAGGGCGTTGGCCAGTATTACCTGAAGGCAGTGTAATAAATCCTGTGTCGTTGATTGTTGTGTTTTGAAGCGTTGCCATTTATTCTCTCTTAGTATCTAATTACTACAATTCCAGAGCCGCCACCCCCGTGATTTGAACCGCCACCACCACCACCACCACCGGTGTTAGCAGCACCGTTGCCGCCATAACGTGCATGGCCGTCATTGTTTGATGCTGGCTGTCCTTTGTTTAAAGATTGGCCACCGCCAAAGCCGTTACCGACTGTAGGGTATCCTGGAACATAGTGGGACGCACCACCACCACCACCTCCAACTCCGCCATCACCACCACCACCGTCGCAGATATGAGGACCACTGGCTCCGCCACCGCCCCAATATAAAATATCGCCTAAGATGTCGCTGGCTGCTCCTGGACCGCCGTGAGTTGCTTGTTGTTGATTCTCGTCTTGGCTCGCCCAGCCTGGACCACCTGCTCCACCACCACCACCACCATTGTGTGTATTTTCGCCGTCGTCGTTGAAACGTACTCCTGAGCCACCAGGAAAACCTTGTCCTGTAATACCAATACCACCAAATACTCGCAGTCGGCTTCCGTCAATAGATGTGTTTGCACCACCGCCACCGGAACCACCTGGGTTACCAGGTGTTTGTTGATCCCAAGTGCCAGCATGTCCTCCGCCACTGGCAGTAATTGTACTAAAAGTAGAAGGGCTGCCGTTTGATGTAGTATCTCTACCTCCGCCGGCTCCGACAGTCACTGGATAGTTGGTTCCTGCACTGACTGGAAATGCACGGTTAAAAATCATTCCGCCGCCGCCGCCACCGCCTGACCACCCGCCGCCAGGGGCGCCGCCACCAGCAACAATCAACACTTGAACGTATCCGTTAAATGATGGAGTAAATGTTGCACTGCCTACTGATGTAAAGGTGTGTACAATACTATTATTAACTTTGGTAATAGATCCACCACTGCCTATCGTACCTCCACTATATCCAGTAACCGGACGCCAATTGGATCCATCCCAGAATTCTAATAAACTAATAGTAGTATTATAACGTACCATTCCGTTAGCTGGGGTTGCTGGACGCTGAGCTGTTGTACCTTGCGGTAATGTGAGATCAGTGAATGTAGAAGCTTGTAGATTTGCCATTTAGTTTTATACCTTTTTTAACGCATTAATTTCTGTCTTTAACGATTTAATTGCTTCTAACAAATAGGCTGTTAATTTAGTATATTTAATACCATGAGGATTGCCGTTGGCGTCTAAGCTAACTAGATCTGGAATAATTTTATAAACCTGTTCTGCGATTAGACCTGCTTCGTGTTCTTTGTTATCTTTGCGATCGTAGGTAACACCCGCTAGTTGCATGATCAACGCTAGTGCGTTTTCGATAGGATTGACATTTTCTTTAAACACAATACTAGAAGTTTCAACCAATGTAGTTGTTGTTATTTGCCCTGAAACACCAACACCACCAGTTACAACCAATGTACCTGAGGTAGTAGTTGAAGAGGCCACGTTATCTGTCATCAGCACTGATGCCGAAGCTTTGGTTCCAGAACTAGTACCTCTAATTGTAATTGTTGCACTGTTGGCTGTACCGCCGTAGACGTTGGCAAAACTACCAATTGTTGCTGTTAATTCGCCTGTGCTGGGTACAAATGATAAGTTTGCTCTAGCTAAAGGACTTAGTGAAGTTGGTATTGATCCAGATGCTGTTCCAAAAAATGGATAATGCACTGTGGCTGTTGATCCAGAATCACTTACAGGAATGTTACCACCTGCACTGGCCCAGGACAAGTTACCGCTGGTATCGGAAGTTAAAACAAATCCGCTAGTCGACGATACCGCTGCTGGCCAAGTTATGGTATAATTTGCAGCCATATTAGCCGCAGCCTGCTGAGCAATGTAATTGGTGCCGTTACCTGAGGCTTCTCTGAGTCGAAGATCACCTTGGTTGGCTATTGTAAGATCACCGGTGATCACAGTGTCAGCATTGATATTAGCTAACCCTGTACCGTTTGGATCTAGAGTAATGTCTTGATTGGCCTGCGTTGTTGTTAAGGTAGCAGCACTAGCCTGCACGTTACCAATTTTTTCTAGGCCTGTGGTTTGGCCGCTGGTTCTTCGTCCCATATTATATCCGCCTTATGCTGTTGATGTTTCTATACCGTAGACTACAACACTCAGTGTAGGACTAGATGTTGGTGTTTGTACCACTATCAGTTCGCCTGTCTTCATTACTATACCAGTGCGTTCTAAAACGCCATTGGCTACTAATGATGAGTCGTATTCTATGTATTCTGCGGGTCCCGGTGTAGCTGATGTTGCTACAGCTATCCGTATAGCAGCTGTCGCACTTGAGCTGCGATTAACCACATTCACGGAGACTACACTGAATGTGCTGGCTGGCACTGTGTATACCGTGTTTTCTGATGTGGTTGTAATGTTGGCTGTGCCTAGTCTTCCTGTTGCCATTTTTTATTCTCCGTTAATTATTTAAAAAGTAGTTCCAAGCTACTGGGTAACCTCTTAACCCCGCTCGGAAGTCAAAGGTAGCTTTCATAGCTATGGTGCCGCCTGTGGTAGTAGTTATCTGTTGTCCTGAAACACTGATAAAACCAGCCACTAAGCTATTTACGTTCAATGCTGCACCACCACCACCAATCTGTGCAGAAATATATGCTCTAATTGCTCGCTGGGTGGCTACAACGTTATCTGAATTCGCTGTTAAGAATGGATCTGTAGAAAATTCAGTGATCGTGGCTGAGTTTCCACCTAGAGTGATGTTACCTAAACTTAGTTCTGCCAATCCTGCGATATTAAATGCGTCTGCATTCAAAGTAGCAACACCAGTTGATTGCTCAATAGTAAACAATTCGCCAACTCGGAAGTTACCGTCCTGGTCAGTACTGGTATAGAACACGCGACCACCGTTGTTGTCTACAGTTTCTCGAGCCTGTATGGCAGGCTGTGTAGGTAATCCTGGATAGTTGGTTTCTACAAAGCTACCTGTGCCTATATCCAAGAAATCGTGACCGGTCAATCTAACCTGACTGTAACGTATTCGTGTAGTTATTGCTGTGTTATCTGCTGGTGCATTAAACACACTCATTTCAGGAGACAGTTGGAAAAACGCCGATCTTGCGCCGTCTACAGTACCTGACTCTGACAGCACCTGAACTAACTTGTATACTGTATCAGGTTGTGTAGCAAAAACCACGTTAGCACCTGCTCTAGGTGTACCAGTAAGCTGTTTGACCCCGATAAATTTCCCATTTTGGAAATTATCACCGTAACCATCACCTGAATCTAGTTCTACTATTGCTGCATCGAATCCTGCGCCTCGATTTTTAAAGCTAACATTGGCACATGCTCCGTTGCCTATTCTTACTAGAGTAGGGGCTTCATATAGATTGTTAGGATCAGTTATAGTGATAGTTGGAGCAGAGCTATATGCAGATCCAGGATCTGTCACACGTATAGCAAAGATCTTATTGTCTGCAACAAATGCACGGGCTTTAGCTGTAGCACCTAATACTGCACTTGAGGCTGCTGTGGTTGATGCTGACGGAATAATAGCCCATATGCTTGTTTGATTAGGATTACCGTTTACCGCTTCTAAAGCGCCTGTGCCTGAAGCACGAGTTATTGCTCTTGTGGTCCATACAATGCCGTCTTCTGAACTGCTCATGTTGTTGCTGCTGCTTTGTGTGACCACAAAAACACCTTGACCGTAGGTTACACGAGTTGATGTACCAGATCCAATGTAACCATTAGAACCAGTTGAACTCCATGTTACACCCTTGTCTACACTCCATGCTGGATTTACCGCGCCTGAACTGCTAATGGCTACAAACTTGTTAGCTCCGTAGGCCACGCTGACCCACGTTGAACTAGCAGGTAGTGCGCCACCTGCAGTCCATGTTACACCACCGTCTGTGCTGTAACTGGTTGCTGTGCCACCTGTACTCACAGCTATCCATACACCTTGGCCATAGGTAATGCTGGTCCATGTGCCTGCTGCAAGACTTCCGCCTGCGATCCATGATAAGCCGCCGTTGGTTGAGTAACAGGTAACACCTGTAGATCCCAACACTACCCAACGTGCTGCTCCTGATAAATTACCGTAGGCCACTGCCACTGCTAATCCACTCATGCCTCCTGGCAATGCACCACCAGAGGCCCATGTTACACCTCCATCTGTTGAATATGCATTAACTGTGGTGCTAGAACTAACTGCCACTAAATGATTAGCTATCGGAGTAGCTGTACCAGTTCCTGAACCTGCTCCTGTGGCTACAAAAAATTGTCCTACCAAGTTGGCATTAGCACCAATTAAAGTATAAACTGTGCTACCTAGTGTGGTGATTACGTAAGATCTACCTACCACAAAAGACCCTGCAGTTTCTACTGTTGTTAATTTACCTGCTGCTATACTTACCCAGTTTGAAGTACTAGGCAATGCTGTAGCATTGGCTGTCCATGCAGTTCCGTTAACTGAAGTGTTGACATCTTGTGAGCCGCTGGACACCGCAACAAAATTACCACCTGCACCAACTCCTGTGTACTCTATAGCAAGAATAGCACCAGTAGTTGAATTTACCGCAGTTACTGTCACTGTGATATTGTTGGTGGGTGTCGCTCCACCTACAGCAGTGCCCGATAATGTGATGGTATCTAATCTAGCATATCCTGTGCCTGCTGCTTTTAGCACCACTGCTGAATATTTTACACCTTTACGAACCACTGTGAAGCTGGCAGCTGTGCCAGTACCGGAGGTTGCTGTTTGAGTTATTGTAGGATACACTACAGATGTAGGTGCATATGCAGCGTCCGAATAAGTCTGTGCAGTAGCCAATGTTCTTGATGTGGAACTATAGGTCGGTGCAGTAAATGTAACTCTAGGTTCAACCAAGTATGTAGAACTAGCATCCGGAGCCACAATAGCTGTACCTGGAACAATATGATCCCAACCTGCACCACCAGTGCTTTCTTTGGTTACTGTGGCTACTTTGGTTCCTGCAGTGAAACTATCAACAATACCAACTTGTCCTGCGCCAGCCCCAGAAGTAATGATCAGTTTCATTCCTACATAAGCACCTGTGATTTCATCATCAGTAGCAGCCAGTGATAATTGTGTAGTTGTTCCGCTTTGTGCAGTATTGGCATTAGAAATATATCCTATGCCGCCTATGTTGCCGTCCACTTCTGGAGCTGTAGCTGAGTCATCAACACTGTCGATTAGTCTAACTTGGAATACCGCACCATCACGGAAGTCATCTTGTTCGACACTAGCTCCTGATCCGCCGCCGGACACGGTCCACACTACTTCAGTATAATCAGTTCCAGCATTGTCATATTCGTATTGATATAATTTATCAATACCATCTGTTTGTACACTACCGACATCTGCAAGATACGATTTATTATTCACCACACAGAGTATAGGAGTTTCAGTTACGTCAAATCCTTCTGCTACAGATCCAAAATCACCATAGGAGTTGTTGCCGTTAGTGCCGCGAATACGGCCACCTGCTTCAGCTAGATATCCTATATGTGCATAGTATGAGAACACCGAAACTAATTCAGCTCGTCCGTTATTAGTTACCCATGCACCGATACCGTCTGAAATAATCTGTGTGAAATCATTTGATACAATAGAATCGTTACCGCCGGCATGTAAATTACCGTCAATCTTTTGTCCAACAGCAGCATTACCAAATGTAGCAACGTTTTGTACATAAGGCGAACGCTTAATAATCCAAGTACGGAAGTCGTTTGGTCCCCAACCTGGATCTAGAGAACAATATGCACCGGCACTTACCCTAGATGTTCCGTAAGCATTTTCAGCTAACAAATCACCAGTAAGCCCTTGTAGTGTTTGATTACGTATGCCGGTGCCGTTACGTAGATAATACATGTCTTCTTCAAGACTACCAGTAACACTGTTGGCATAATATCTAGCTGCCAATCTTGATTTATAGTTACCAGGGTATTGGAGATCGAATTTTAATGCATCAATATATCGACCCACATCTCTTAGACAAGAAGCACTGTCATAGTACAGGCTAACGGTCATAGATCCCGATCCATCGAACTGAACATCAAACGCAGTGTTACTGTTTCTAGTTTCAGAAATTTTAAATGTTGTTGCGCTTACTACATTCTGTATGTAGTAAGTTGTGCCAATTACTATTCCACCAAACGCTGTACCTGTAAATCTAATAGCTGCATTTCTCTGCATCCAGCTAGTACTTGAACAAGTGAATAGGTTAGTAGCAGCAGTAGCAGCGGTTACGGTAGTTGTATAAGTTGCTCCGATATAGGCTGAAATTTCTGCTGTGATATATGATCTGTTGCGTTCTAACTGCAATCTTGCCCAGTCTGCAGAACGTATATTAGTTTGGCAGATCGAACCTTCGTTGGTAGCACCGTAGACAATGTCATCTAATGTAGTCATTAGTGTATCAATGCGTGCCTGTGCTGTGGCATTGCCTCCAACGTTGGCACGGGCCTGTGTTCTAGCATATTCAAATGCAGCACGAGTAGCTGCTTTCTGATTTAAACTAAACACATCGCTGGCTGAGGCTCTCAGATAAGAGTAAGCTGCTGTGCGTGTTAGACTGTTGCTGTTGAACATGAAGTCAAACATAACCGCTTCAAGAATCAATCTCACATCACGTTCACATTTTGCACTATTATAAACCAATGTTGGATAGTTTGTGGAAATAAAACTTGTGGTATTTGTTACAATGGTTTCCTGAGCAGCATCAAGAGTCACCGCGGCTGCTATTAGAGCAGTAGTGGAAGTAACAGCGTTGGTTGCAGTTGGGTAATCTATGACTTCTAAATCAATGTCGAGTCCGGAGCCGTTGGTGAATGAAGCTAATACTGCACCACCATATGTGGCTGCAAGTTGGAATGTGTTAGCATCAGCGACTGTTACCACCCAATATTTGGTACCGTTGACTAATCCGTTGGCTGTGATTCTTGGAACCACTGCGTCTCCTACTGCTAAACCGTGCGCGGTAGAAGTCAGTGTGTTCAATGTAGCTATAGTGGTCACATTGATCTGTGGGGTGTTTCCTTCTGTGCTATCACCTTGTATGATGTTGGTAATAATGTCTACCAATGATCCTATAGTAGCATTAGCCGCTGATCCTCCTGCAAGATTTGTGCTGTCAGTCCACTGAGTAGCTGAGTTACCTGAAGATTTAGTCACTGTGGTATTAATGATAATCTGCTGGATCACAGTTTTCATTCTAGCATATGCTGCCACTGTGGCTGTGACTTCTCTGCTGTCGATCTGTAGTGCTGTGCTGTTGTCGCCATCAAAGTAGGCCAGACCTGCTGTTAGTGTAGCCAAAGTGCCGCCATAGGTTAAATCGTAACCTATAGCATCAACAATAAATCCAATATCACGCTTGCACTTGGTTCTGCTGTATTTTACTGAACTGTAATTCACATTTAAAAATGCAGTGATTTCTTGTTTGATAAATTCTTTGTTTTCACGCAACAATGTTCTAGCATCACCAAATCCTGCTAAGTATCCCACATTGTATCCTGTAGGATTCGCAGAACTTTCCATGTAAGTAGTGCCGATTTTAAAATCGATCTGGTGCTGCATTGCTCTAACCAATCTCTTGATATCTGTTTGTTCAATCGAACTTGCCAACGGAAACGCTACACTTTGAATAGCAGTATTTCCTGAACTTTCAGTAACGTTGGTTCCAACAATAACATCCCCTACCACTGATTCCAATCTAGTCAATGCTTCTAGACTGTACTTGGCATCTGACATATTTGTTAGGCTACCGGCTGGACCAGCATTCACTGAACGCTTTTCATCACCTACCAGTGCAGTTTCAACTGGCACAATAATAGGCAATGTTTCTCTATACTGTCCGGTTTTAATATTAATTGTATTGTTCGGAACAATACGTTCTGGAAGATTGTCTGTAACTAGGTCTGTAAGTGCAGTTATAACAATGTCTAACAAAGTACCTGCAGTTGCGATAGTTCCAGATTCAGCTACATAGTCGGTGTCGATATATTGTGTAACCACAGCTGTAGAATCTAAGGCAAAAGTTTGGTACACAGTAGTTGGCACTTCGTTAGCTAACACATCTGCTACTAACAATTTTAATTGTTCATAAGCTGCAACACCCTCGTCTGCTTCTGCAGCCAGTGTCACATACGGTGTGTCTTCTTCTGGCGCAGAAAATTCTCCATCTTCGCCAAATGCTCCTAGTAAACTAAAAGCTGCGGCACGCATTTTTAAGTTGCCGCCATGTCCAAGATCCCAGATTAATCTATCGATGATAAATCCAACATCTCGCTCGCACTTGTATTCATCATAGTCGAATAATGTTGTAAATGGTGCTATGTCATTAGTGATTTGATACCGTATCCATGCTGTGATTTCTTTTTGTATAAATGCACGATTAAGTTCTAGAAGATATTGTGCATTAGGATTTCTTGGTCCGTTATCTACCTGTTCGCAGGCATAGCGTATGGTTTTCCATGGTTTATCTAATGTTGCACCGCAATCAGGATATGGTCTATCTTCACCAGCAGGTGACACATAATACACATTATTAGTGCTGCCCCAGGTAACCCATTCTGGAATACCTGTTGAGCTCACACGTAGTACCTGTCCTTCTGTGCCTACTGGTAGTCTGGTAGGGCCTGCACCGCCATAGTAAACTAGGTCACCTGTGGTTGTTAGCACTGATGTTTCACTTCCAGCAGCTACTAGATTCCAATATGTGCCTGTGGCATCAAGATCTGGTCGGCTCAGTGGCTGACCTCCACCTTGTGAAGCTAGTGTAGATCCGTCATCGCCTTCTGACCTATGTTGTAACACACAAATATAACTGCTTGATCCGTGTCTAACGGTATCGCCTGCATTGTATTCTGTGTCGTCGGCCCAGGTGCCTCTCCAGTTCATGCCTGTTGAGATCACTGCCCAGTATGCTGTGTTTGGTGGTTCGCCGGTGACAGTGGCAGTCATTGATCCACTAGCATCTGCTGTGACATTGAATGTCGTACCGCTAGATGTAGTTGATATAGTAATATATCCAGCTGCTACTGTTTTTACGTAATATCTACCCGAGGTAAACACTCCGCCAAATGTAGAACCAGTAAATCTCACAGTCATACCCGCTACAATTCCTGTAGTTGATGCGATTGTAAATCTGTCATTTGACGCTGTTACCGCGGTGACTTCGTAAGTTGCACTTGGACTATCGGCAATTGCAATGTAGTTATTGCCGCCATGTGTAACCACTTCTCCTATTTTATAAGAGGTACCGCTTGCCCAACTTTGTTGGAAACTTAAACCTTCTGAGAATAGATCCCAATCGGAGGTGCCTGTTAAAGGATTTGAATTAAGATGCTGTGTTTTAGCAACATAGTTGTTACCACCGTATTTGACAACATCGCCCGGCTGATAGGCAGTAACATTGTTCCAGTTACTTTCATATTCTAAACCTTCAACATACTGAGCCCAATTTGCAGAATCTCCTGAAAAGGTTCCGCCGGCAGTGTGTTGTGTTGTACAGATCCATAAACCAGCACCATATTTTACAATATCGTTTAACTTGTAACGAGTAGCTGTAATCCAAGTTCCTAGGTATTCTTGCCCTTGTGTATACACCTGCCAGTTAGCAGACGCATCTTCTAATCCCAATGATGTTGTAGCTGCACTTGTGTGCCCGGTTATACAGATATAGTTAATACCGCCGTATCTAACTATATCGTTTAATTTATATCTTGTTAAAATAGACCAGGTGCCTTTCCAATCGGTGCCTTCAACAAATTGATTCCAGGCAGCAATATTGGCTTCTAATCCCAAGGTAGGAGTGACTGCAGATGTATGTCCATCTATACAAATGTAAATAGTGCCGCCGTATTTTACTAAATCGCCTTCTTCGTATACTGTGACCGTTGTCCAGTCGCCGGTCCAACGTTGTCCATCGGCCATGAGATTCCATTTAGTCGGAACAATATCCAAATCAACATTAAAGTTAGCATTAGCAGTATGTCCTATTTGACATAGATATACCTTTCCGCCAAAGCGAACCACGTCGTCTTTGTAATATACGGTACTTGCATTCCAAGCACCTTTCCAAACAAACCTAATCCTACCTAATTTAAATTCTGCCATTGTACACTCCAGTATCTATATTTATGTTCATCTCATACTACGGTAAAACATGGTTTGGGCTACATATCCGTTGCCTAGACCGGATGCGTTACCTGAAAAATCTGCTACTACAGGAACTATAATTGACTGACCCGCTGAGCTTTCTATACTAGTTGGGCCAATCTTAACTGTACCAGCTGTAATGCTAGGGGTTAACAGGTCTTCGCCTCCCACATTCAATCTACTTTGTAGATAAGTTCTAACAGCTCGTTGTGTGGGTATTATGTTATTGGAATTCTGCAAGAATAATCCATCCTTAGAAAATTCTCTAATAACAGCTGTTGATCCTACGTTAATACCTGCTAGTCTTAATTCTGTAAGACCTGCCAAATCAAAGAACTCTGCCGCGATTGTGATAATACCAGTACTTTGTTCTACAGCAAACTGTTCGCCAGCACGGAAGTTACCATCTTGATCAGTAGAGGTATAAAATACTCGACCACCATTTAAATTTTGAACTTCTTGTTGTGGTTGAGTAGTAAAATCATAATTCTTATATAATAGCGGATAATTGGTTTCTTCAAAATTGCCTGAACCTATGTCTAAGAAATCATGCCCTGTGATACGCACTTGACTGTACTTTTCACGAATCACCACCTCCATACCGTGTTCAATAAATTGAGCTAGGGTAGATGCTGGACTGATTTGGAAGGTAGACCTAATAGTACCATTGGGTAATAGTTCTTCATTAATCCCCACAATTACTGCCACTCTATATCCGGTAGTGTTAGCAATATAAAACTGTGCGCCAGGTCCGGGCATCACTGTAAGTCCGTCTAGAGTAATGAATTTACCTAGAGGTGTCTTATCGGCAAAGCCGTCTCCAGTGACTGTGATTGAAGTGGTACTAGTTTTATATGAAACACCTTTGCTGACAAACGTAGGCTGGGCTAACACAGCATCAGCTAGTCTTGGTCTAAAAGTTGGATCCACGGTGTTGTTAGGGTCAGTAACGGTTACTATAGGATCTGAATCGTAGCCGCTGCCTGGTTCCCAAATTTTCATCGAACCCACAGTGACTCCACCTAATACTATTCTGCCGAGTGCTCTAGCACCTGTATAAATTTTGTTTAGTGTAAAACTAGAGGTAGATGGTGCTGCAATCCAAGTTGGTTTATTATTTGACAAGGTGCTGTCATTTAATGTAATATCTGGATTTCCGAAAGCAACAACTCCCCATTCTAGTTCAGATGCTAGGGTTCTTTCAGTCCATACAACACCGTCATAGGAAGTAGCAGCATAGGTAGTCGGACCAGTGGTTGGTTCTGCCCCTATAGTTTTAGATCCAGTATCTCCTACGGCAAAGAAAACTCCTTGACCGTATCTAATCTGTTTCCAATTATGTGCGGTAGATCCGTCTTGCGATGGCATACTAGCTGGTAGCCATGTTAATCCATCAAAACTATACGCTACATCACCGGTAGAAGAAATAGCAACAAATCGTCTATTACCATAAGTAACGCTGACCCAATCTTTCTGACTAGAATCAGTTACTACATCCATTATAGTGCCTTGCCAAGACAGAGTGGTTCCGTTCCATGTGCCTACAGCAGCTATATTACTAGAGTTAGCAACAGCCACAAACACATCTGTTCCGAATGCAACATCTACATATTCATTTAAAGTGGAATCACCAAATGTAGGCAATGTTGATAAAGTCCACGTAGTGCCGTTAGTAGAATAGGCTGCAGAATTAAGATTGCTAGATACAGCTAAAAATATTCCTGTGCTAGCTGTTGATGGCTTTCCGTATGCAACTCCTGACCAGTTTCTTGAAGCTGGCATAGACTGTGCTGTCCAATCTATTCCATTGGTACTGCTAGCGGCATTTGAACTACCGTATGATATTGCAACAAATCTGTTGTTACCGGCTGCTAGACATTTCCAATTTCCATCGGTAGGCAAATCAAATGAGGTCCATGTTTCTCCGGTCGACGAATAGCGTCCAAAGTGTCCACTTGTCGGAGTTAAAATAAATCTTCCGCTGGCTGCAATTAGGCTGGTATCGGCTATCTCATATGCTATAACCGAGTTGGTGCTGTCATCTGAAATATCAGTGACTGTTAATACAATATCATGCTCAACTATTGTGCCGCCGACATCGTCGCCGTTGATGGTTATGGTATTGCCCACTGCGTATCCTGCACCGCCGTTGGTCTGTGTAATTGAATAAGTTCTTCCTGTTTTCACTACTGTAAATCTAGCAGGTGCTGGCACAACTTCTATAGTGGTACCTGTACCAACAGTGCCTGTTACATCAGTAAATATTTGGCTAGTTTCTCCATATACCGCAGCAGACCATGCTCCGGCATCAACTATTGTTACAGCACTGGCAGTGAATCCAGGTGCACTGAATGTTGGCCTTGGTTCGATACGATATCGGGTACCGGTAGTCAGTAACGGTGCTGACGGAGTTCCGGGTAGTATATGATCCCATCCTGGTAAATCATCACTTTCTCTATATACTGTACACACTTTTGTACCGGAGTTGTAGGCCTGTACATATGCATATTGGCCTGTTCCTTCTCCGGATATGATCAGAATCCGCATGCCTAATATCTGTGCTTCGGTGGCTGATTCAGCTGTAGCTAGTGTTATAGATAGCGGTCCACCTGTTTGCGCTTGGTTACCTCGTTGTGTAAATCCAGTACCACCTGTAAGCACCTGACATTCAAACATGGCATTATCTCGGAATTCTTCTTGAATCGCTCGAGCACCACTACCACTACTGGTAATTGTATACGAGGCGGTGGTATAATTCTGACCGCAATTTGAAAATTCTAGTCCTAGAATGTAGTCTAAAATTTCACCAGCATAGGCAGCAGCTACCACAGCCTGTTCGGTTTGTGTGTTAACATAGCCGTATCTAACTACTTCGTTTGGGTCGATACCATCAGCTACCGCTCCAAAATCTCCGTAGGAGCTGTTACCGTTGGTAGCGCGGATAATTCCTCCATCCATTGCAAACATACCAATATGTGCATAATATGAGAACACTGAAACTAATTCACCTCGGCCACCATTTAACATCCAAGCACCAATACCATCTGAAATTACTTGTGTGAAATCGTTTGAAACTATAGACTTGTTTCCACCGTTGTGTAGAGATCCATCAACTTTTTGTCCTACTGCACCTACACCAAACGTTGTAACGTTTTGAACGTAACAGCTTCTATTAATAATCCAAGTACGCTCATCATCTGGGCCCCAACCTGGATCTAAACTCACAAAAGCACCGCCTGTAGGAAGACTATATACATCTCCTGGAGCAGGAGCAGACAGGGCACCTTCTAGGCCTTTTAGAGTCATGTTTCTGATACCTGTGGTATCTCTTACATAAAACATATCTTCAAGTGCGCTGCCTACGACAGCGTTGGCATAATATCTTCCCTCTAATACGGATTTATAATTTCCAGGATATTGTAGATCATATATAACTGCATCGATCAATCTATCAATGTCTTTGTCCCAACGTGTTGTGTCATATATGTAAGAGAGATAGGTGTTTCTCATATATGCAGCGACTTCTGCTTTGATGCATAGTCTGTTTGCTTCTAATATATCTATTGCCGAGCTGTTTCCACCTAATGTATTAGATCCGGTTACTGTGGGTTCTACTCCGAGGTCGTTAACTTTAAAATCAATAATCGTTATTATATCACCCCAAAGATCATTCACCGTTGCTGCTGCGACACCTGTACTAGCAAACGCAGTAACTTGCGGTACTGTATTACCGATGGATAGGTTAGCAGGTAACCCTTGAATAATATTCCCTAATTTAGTTCCAATATGAACAATGCTTTCTAAAAATTTATCTACATCTTGAACATACTCTGCTATTGGTTCGTTGGCTCGAATAGTCACTGAGCGTAGTTCTTCTCCTATTACAGCAGTTCTGGCAGGAACAATCAAAGGCAATATTTCTTGATATTCTCCTGTGGAAACTAGGATTGAAGTTGTACCTGTGTAACCGTCGTTGGCTCTTTCTAGAGCATATCGTACTGTGCGATACGGTTTAAAATAATTTACGCCTCTTTCCGGATCGGTGTCGTCTATACCATCGATTCTGACATAGTAGATTCTGTTAATGGTGCCCCAATTGGTATAATTTAAATCGCCTTGGTTGTTTTCAACATACAGTAATTGATCGTTAGTACCAATAGGTACACTGATATTTCCAAATGTGCTACCATCACCTAGCGTAAACTGAGTACTACCGTCTTCTAGTATATTTCTTCTAAGTCCATATGATAGAATATCGCCCTGAACGTTTAGTGCATTATTTTCATCACCTACTACTAGTATAGTCCAATAATCATTACCGCTGCCGTTATCACCTGGAAAATTTTCAAAAGAACTTAGATGAGGAATATTGGCATAATAAGTAACTCCTCTGAAATAAACGATATCGTATAAATTATAATCGAGGTTAGTTCTCCAACCCCCTCTAACATTCTGAGCAGCAATTACTAATTGCCAGTTAGATAGGTCCAGCACCATCAGTGAGCTGTCGTCTGTAAATTGATTAGTTAGACTGACCCACAATGCTCCGCCGCGTCGTATTATATCGCCTTCTTGATATGGTTCATTGCCTTGTGGATCGTATTCGCCTCGAAAGTTAATACCTTTGGTTATAACTTTCCAATTAGGATCTCCAGGACCATAATCATATAGTTGATTCTGGCCGGGCTGATTATTTAAATTATTTGTAGAGGCAACATAAACTACACCGCCGTATCTAACCACATCACCTATGGCATAATAGGTTGTCGAACTCCATTGATTATCAAATTCATAGCCTGAAAGATATGTTTGAAAATTCAAGTTGGTTATGTTACCGGGTGTTCCTGACGAAGTATGTTCTATAATGCATTTTAATATACTGCCGCCGTATTTTACTAGGTCGTTTTGTCGATATCTAGTCGATGTTTGATATTCGCCAACGTATGTATAATTTTCAACTGCTACTGTCCATGTTTCGGCTGTGCTGTCATCTATTGAATCAGAATTTCCTACTAACACACCTTCAGAAGCCATGCCTGAAGTATGCTCTAGTACACATTGGTATGTATAGCCGTTGTATCGCACAGCATCACCCGCTCGATATCTTGTACCAGCAGTCCATGTATTTCTAAAATTAGTTCCGGTAGCTAGTATTTCAAATTTATCTGCATTTGTATTAAAATTAGTAGACGATTGATGACTAGTAATACATAGATAAAGATTGCCGCCGTTGCTAACCAACACCCCCGGGTTGTATGTAGTATCACTTGTCCATGGTCCGAGAAACTCTCTACCTTCTGTAGTTTTTGTCCAGGCTGGTTTTGCATTTGTTTCACCAGCCGGAGTAAATGATTGATCAGTAGCAAACACCCCCGGAGAGTGTTGTCTGATACAAGCCCAAGCAGAGCCTTGATAGTACACTACATCATCTTTAAAATATGTAGTTACGTTGGTATCCCAGTCAGCTCGCCAGGTGTATCTAAATCGTGTTATCTTAAACTCTGCCATTCTATCTTCCTAATTTATGAAGAAATATTGTTGGGATACGCATATCCCTTGTTTATTCTTACTGAAAACATTCCGTCGCTGTCGACATAATAAAACAATGATCTATTATCCCATTTATATTGAGGATAGTACATATTTTCTTTTACAGGCTCGTGATCTTCATCAATGCCGTCTAGAAAATCAACTCCCGGTTCGAATTCATCAAAGTCCTCTTCGGGCGGCCCTGGAATATTTAATTCGTAGGCATCGAGATCAGCTATCTGATCACTTCTAACTAAAAACAATTCGCCGTCTTCATTTCTACGCAAAGCATACCAATAGCGCGGTGAATCTCCTAATGATTCAGACGGTGTTGTACCTAAATAGTATGAACTTGATATTCCGGCCATATTCTGCTCCTTATGATATCTCTACATAACTAACAGTGGCATCTATGCTGTCAGCGGTATTTGTTACAATTCGTAATTCTGTGTTTTCTGGAAGAATTAACTTTTCTCCCTGTGTGATTACTTTTACACTGGTGTTTGGTGGTATTGCTAGACCTTTAACATAATATGCCGATGTGGTATCTGCTCCTACTACCTGTATGTCTACTATCACAGTGTCAAACGATGTAACGTTGGCTAGATTGCAGCCAATCACTGTGGCTCTAACGCCGCCGCCGATCTCTACTACATCAGTGGGATTAGTTCCTATTTGTGTGACTAGTGAATGTTTAAAAACTGTTGGCATTTTATTATCCTAGTGTAAGTGCTAGTTGTGCTGCGATATCGTTGGCTTCTGCAACAGATACAGCACCTGCTGCACCTGCGGGACTTGCCCAGTCTGCTCCGTCCCAAATTTCTAAAGCAGCTGAATCTGTGTTAAATCGTGTCATCCCCAATACAGCATAGGCAGTTGGTCTAGTGTCAGCTGCTCCCACAGGAGGTACAAAACCATTTGTACCTTGTATTTTAAAATAACCTGTACCAGTTTGTACAATTTGTGATACAGCGTCTGACACCACGTTAGTGATCACGTTATCAGCTATTTTGAAATTACCTAATCTAACTCCGCCAGCGCCGTTGCCGTCAAGATACAGATCTTGTCCAGTAGTTGTTGTAATTTCATTGTCGCGAAACATCAAGTTTCCAACATCCAGTGTTGGAACCGTTATTGCAGAAGTGTAAAGATTGTAGGAATAAATGGCTCTCCAACGATATGTAGGAGATCCTAAATCATATGTGTTGTCAGTTTCTGGTACTAGGTCACTACGGATGCTAGCATTGATCACAATATTGTCTGTGAGTGCGTCACCAATCTGTATATTTCCACCTATTACAACATTTCCTGTAGCATTGATATTACCAGTGACTGCAAGATTGCCTGTGATGTTAGTGTTGGATATGATGTTGACTGTGCCAGTGCCGTTAGGGTCTAGCTCTATGCTGCTGTTGCTGACTGTGGTTGATATAGTGCTGCCCTGCAGTTGAAGGTCGTCTATCTGCAGTCTTGAATGATACACAGTGGCTTCGCCTGCGGCTGCTGCAAAAATTATGGTGTTGGAATCACTGGTTATGGTATTACCAGTAAAGTGTAAGTTTCCAATGTTTAATTGATTGTCTACTGTGATGTTTGTAGAGCGAATGTGTCCGTTAACATCTAGGTCAGTGGTAGGGGCTGCTGTTTTTATCCCGATACGAGAGTTCACAACATCCAGATAGAGTAAGTCTGTCTCAAAGGCTAAATTCTCACCCGCACGGAGTAAGTTAGACTTTAAGAGCTGACCGGAAATACGACCAATAGCCATGTGCTCTCCAATAACCCCGGTGTTTCACCGTTAACCAGATTTTCAGCTCACGCTCTTTGTCGGTTTACCACAGTCGGATCTTGCAAAAATGGTCGTTTCTGCAATTAAAGTTATTTATCAGTTTTGGAGAATTACCCTAGCATAAGAGTGTAGACATGGCCGAGATCTTCCATGATTTCTGTTGTGACCTCGATGCCTCCACCGGTACTTACTGCCCATACTGTGCCATCATAACATTCAAGATATGCTCGATCGGTATTCCATCTAGTTTCGCCAACAACTGGACTGGCTCTTCGATCTAGATCAGGACCTGCAGGTATTATCATACCGTTGTTGCCTGAAAACACATAGTATCCTGTGCCAGTTGTAGCAATAGTTAACGGAGTGTTATTAAGATTGGTTATATCACTGTCTTCCCACTTGGTTCTTTCAATGTAGGTAATTCCAGTGTCGGGGCTCAGTAAAATATCATCGTTGGATTGAATAGCTGATATTTTGTTATTAACTCCGTCTAGAGTCATTTGATCGCTGATCACCACTGATCCTGGCACAATGCCGCTTCCGGGCCATGCACCATCAGTTATGTACCGCCATTCTGGCACATGTAGATCTGCCCAGCGTCGTGGGCTAGAATCGCCTGCATCAGCACCCATGGCATAGGTTAAATCGTCTCCAGGAATAATGCTCTGCGTAAAATCAGTGTTTATAGTCACTGTGTCAAGAGTCTGATCACCAAAGGTTAGTGTGCCTAGCCCTGTAAGATTTCCACTCATAGAAATATTACCGCTAACTGCAAGGTCACCTGTGATGTTGGTGTCAGCTCGTAACTCAACTGTACCTGAACCATTAGGATCCAACACTATGTTGCTGTTAGATATACTAGAGATAAGATTACCATCTAGAACAAGATTAGCTGTGGTAAGTCTATCATGAAAAATTTCACCATTACCGTTGATGTAGATATCGATGCCACCTACACTAGTGGTTATAGTTTCAAGAGGAGTTAGTCTTAGATTACCAGGAGCCAGCTGAGTGACTACTGTAACATCGTTGGCATAGATATTGTTGTTTACATCAAGATCATATACAGGAGTTGAATCTTTAATTCCTATACGCTGATTGTTTACATCAAGATATAGTAGATCAGTTTCGAACGCAAGATCGACTCCAGCACGTAACAGATTATCTGTAAGTACCTGTCCACCTATGCGCCCTAATTGACTCATGG